GGATGCCTTTGCGTTTATTCGCCGCGTCATACCAGACATCACATTCAGGAACTCAACAGCTGCATCTCCACGGGTCACATTTGAGATGCAGACCAGAGAGTTCCCCGGAGCTGCATACACACAGACTGACACAGGGGCTGTCATCAAGACAGCTTCGGCACCAGTTGAGCAGTTCACGAATGAATTATTCTTCCGCCTAAGAGGTAGGAGCTTTGCCTTCAAGGTATCATCTGATGAGATGGGCGTTGCTTGGCGGCTCGGCACACCACGGGCTGATGTAAGGCAGGATGGGCAGAGATAATGTCAAGAAACCTTGTCAAACCATTCTTCCCAATTCCACCACAGCAGTATGATGTGAGATACTTCACTGAAGTTATCAGGTCATTCTCTGTTTATATCAACCAAATGCAAAACCCCGGAGAGGGTCGCAATACGTTCACTGTGTTCACGGACCTTCAGTCAAATGATTACGATCTGGAGCCGGGTACTGTCTTTGAACACAATGGGCAGCTTCGTATTCCTGTTATCAATATGCCGTATGTTGCTGGTAGTTCTGCTTTTGGGGAGGTTGGCGGGGTATCTGTGACAACATAGTTCATTTGAACTTGTTGTGAGGTCCACATGGTCTGCTGGCTGACAGCTATTTATTTCGGGATGACATTCCCAGCACGGATGTACAAGGCCTGCTATTACCACTGCGCTGGCAGCAAGTGGTATGACCTTTATCCGCCAAGCATAAATGTATCATATGATGATACATGCCCTCAAACCTACACATTCAAGGCTATGAAGTGACATGGACCCAGCTACAATCTCCATAGCGATAGGTGTCGCAGGTAAGGCCTTTGATCTCATCAAGAAAGGCTTTGAGGTTGGCCGTGACATTGAGTCAATGAGCGGTGACCTGCAGAGGTGGATGGGGGCATCCGCTGAAATTCAGGCAATTGAGAATGCTGCGAGCAATCCAAGCATGATCACAAGGCTATTGAAGGGGTCATCAAATCTTGAGGCTGCAGCAACGCAGGCAGTTCTGGCGAAGAAGAGACTTGAGGCGCAAAGGTATGAGCTGAAGATGTTTGTTTCCATGAAGTATGGCCCAAGCACTTGGGATGAAATCCTGAGAACTGAGGGGCGGATGAGGCGTCAGCGTCAAGCTGCCATAAAAGCGCAGCAAGAGATGGTTAGGAATGTGATCATCGTTGCGACATTGTTTTCAACCGTAGGAATAGGAGCTGGCTTGCTGTACTATTTCGCAATCTATTTGAGGAGCATGCAGTGATGAAGAACCTAAAATCAATTCTTGGTGCGGTGGCACCGACATTGGCAACGGCAATGGGTGGACCACTCGGTGGGATCGCATTGAAGCTTGTTGCCGATAAACTTGGCATCAAGGACGCAACGGCTGACGCGGTTGACGCCGCCGTTGCTGTGGCAACCCCAGAGCAGTTGGGTGAGATCAAGAAAGCTGAAGCAGACTTCAAGGTTAAGATGAAGGCTCTGGATGTTGACTTGGTCAAGATTGCAGCTGCTGATCGTGATAGCGCCCGTCAGCGTCACGCCGCCATGAAGGACGCAACGCCAACGATCATTGCAATCGGAACCATGGTTGCCTTCTTCTCATACATTGGGGCCGTAACATTTCTGGCACCAGACGCAGACCTTGGCCTCATCAATGTTGCAGTGGGCTGGCTTGGCGGTTCGGCCAGCGCAGTCATCAGCTACTATTTCGGCGCAAGCGCGCCAGCAGAGGGATCGAACAAATGACATTCAAGTTATCAAACCGCAGCTTGGAAAAATTGGAAGGCGTTGATGACGCCTTGGTTGCTGTCGTCAAGCATGCAATCGGCATCAGCAAAATTGATTTTGGTGTCATCTGCGGGATGCGGACAATCCAAGAACAAGAGGCGCTTGTTGCAAGGGGTGCCAGTCAGACAATGAAGTCCAAGCACCTTGAAGGCAAGGCCGTTGATCTGATGGCGTACATCGGCAGCCGTGCATCGTGGGAATTGAATTTGTATGATGACATTGCAGACGCCATGGCGATTGCATCGCGGGATATTGGTGTGCCTGTAACGTGGGGTGCCGCATGGCATATCCCAGATATTGGCAGATTTGACGGCACGATGGAGCAGGCAATGAACGAGTACGTTGACCTCCGCCGATCACAAGGCAAGCGTCCGTTTATTGATGGCCCTCACTTCCAGATTTAATCGCTCGGAGGCCACATGCCAATCACGCAGGGACAAGAGGACGCGCTGCGTCTGATCAAGAGTGGGATGTCGCAGCGCAAGGCGGCAAAGGTGCTGGGCATATCCCGTGCTGGCCTGCGGTGGCGGCTTGAAATGGCCAAGCGCGACATTGACCCCGCCATCCGAGATAGCATGAATGCTGTTGGCACGGGCTTGGTGCCTGCGCTGGCTTGGGCCAAAACCAAATCGGAAGACGGCACGTCATACTCTGTTCTGCTAAAGCCAGCGGTTGATGATCTGCCCAGCATCATGGATCAAATCCGTGATGCGTTTGAGGACATGAAGGCCGCGCCAAAAATCGTGCCGCCAGCGCATGTGGTGGATGATCTCTGCACGGTCTGGCCGTTGATGGATGTTCACTTTGGGATGCTGGCATGGGGGCGTGAGACAGGCGGGCCGGACTATGATACGAAAGTTGCGGCGGATGATATGCGGCATGCATTTGCAAAGGTTTGCGCTATCACACCAGACAGCGCAGAAGGCGTTCTGATTATTGGTGGGGATTTTTTCCACGCTGATGACAACAGAGCGGAGACCCCAGCGAACAGGCACAAGCTTGATGTTGATAGCCGTCACTGGCGGGTTCTGGATTTGGGTGTGGCGCTGATTGCTGAGGTCATAGACACGTTGGCCAACAAGCATGGTCAGTTGACCATCAGAGTTCTGAGGGGGAACCATGACGAACACAGCCACGCCATCCTGACATTTGCTTTGGTGCAGCGATACAGAGACACAGCACACATCACTGTGGACAAAGACCCCCGCGATATATTTATGAAGCAGTGGGGGCGATGCATGATTGCTGCACACCATGGCGACAAGGCCAGAGCAGAGCGCATGACGCTTTATCTTTCTGACGTATGCCCATTCTGGTCTGACACCCGGCACAGGTTCTGCTTTACAGGGCATGTGCATCACGACCAGAGCAAAGACATTGGGCCGCTCAAGTGGGAGAGCCTGCGGGCCTTTACCGCACCTGACGCATATGCGAGCGGCATGGGGTATGCGTCTCGCAGAGCGTTGCAGGCAATCACGTTCCACAAGAAAGATGGTGTGGTGCTGCGCGCAATTGATCCAATAGAAAGAGATAAGTTCGAATGAACTTATTGAGCAAGTGCATGAGGCCGTTCATTAAGCATGCATCTTACAAAATGTTTTGATAGATGCTAATATGACCGGGAAATGAAATGATAAAGGCTGGAGAACACAATGCTCCCAATGCTGTTAGGACTTCTTGGTGGCGGACTTGGAACCGCAGGTACTCTTGGTAGTATTGGCGCTCTTGGTGGTGCCGCGCTGGGGAGTGGCCTTGGCTCATTTGCCCAGACCGGAGACTTGGGTGAGGGAATTAAGACTGGCATCGGGGCATACCTTGGCGGCGCTGCGCTTGGCGCGCTGGCTGGTGGGGCAGCTGGTGCTGGAACAAAAGCTGCGGCGGATGCTGCAACTGGCGCTGCCGCTGGCGGTGCTGGCGCTGCCGCTGCTCCGGGGATGACATTCGGAACTGGCCTGCAATCTGCGGTTATGCCACCTGCCTCATTGAACCCAAGCCTTCTCAGCCAATCCACAAACTTTATGAAGACCGCTCAGGGTATTGGGTCAACGGTTGGCGGCATTGCTGCATCGCCAATGCCCGCTGGTGATAGCTACTCCTATAAAGAGCTTGGCCCAGTTCAGCGGTACTCTCCCGGCCCAGCAAACATGCCCGGAGCTGATTACCAGCCCGGACGATCTGGTGAGTTCAATTATGGCTTCTCA